TGACGCAAGCGACTCTGGACGCTAATTTCCAGTGCGAAAGGAAAACTAATGTCTGAAGCATTAGAAGATATCGGGACAGATGAATCCCGCAAGGCTAATCAGTTGCCTGAGCCGCAAGGCTACAAACTGTTAATTGCTTTACCCAATCCCGACGAAAAAACTGAGGGTGGCATCCTGAAGGCTGCAACCACTCTGCACGATGAAGAGGTAGGGTCGATTGTCGGCATGGTTCTCAAGATGGGAGCAGATGCTTACAATGACCCTAGTCGGTTCCCCAACGGCCCTTACTGTCAAGAGGGCGACTGGATAATCATGCGCTCTTACTCTGGAACCAGATTCAAGGTTCACGGGAAAGAGTTCCGATTGATCAACGATGACTCTGTAGAGGCTGTCGTAGAAGATCCAAGGGGGATTATTAAGGTATGAGCGAAGCAGAAATGGACGTACAACCAGAACAGCCCATGAGTTCTGAAGAAAAGTTCTTCGGCGTAAAGACGCAGATTGGTAAAAAATCAAGCGAGTCTATCGAAGAGCAGAGCGAGTTTGAGCTAGAGGTCATCGATGAACGACCTGAAGAAGATCGTAGACCGCCAAAGGCAGAGGCTGCTGATACTTCTGTCGATGTTGACGATGATGATGAAGAGCTTGCTGGATACAGTGAAAAGGTACAGAAGCGAATCAACAAGCTTCGATACGAGCAGCACGAAGAGCGCAGGAAGCGCGAAGCGGCAGAGCGTATGCGAGAAGAAGCGGTACGGGTCGCGGAGCAACTAAACAAGCGTAATCAAGAAAACGAAGCTTTGATCAACCGAGGCGAAGCCGCTTTGGTTGCTCAGATCAAGGCGAAGGCAGAGCTTGCGTTACAAGATGCTCGTAATTCTTACAAGCAGGCTTATGAAGAAGGCGATACAGATCGTCTTATTTCTGCTCAAGAAAGCTTGAATCGCGCACAAGCTGAGTTTGGCGAGGCTGAAAGGTATGAGAACAACCTAGCTTCTAATCAGGCGCAGCGAGAGCAACAAGCAGAGGCTTGGAGCCAGCAACAAATTGCACAACAAGCTGCACAAAACGTAGCACAACAAGCCCAGCCAGAGCCTCAGGTAAGCCCTGAAGCTGAAGATTGGGCGAGTCGTAACTCGTGGTTCATGCAGGACGGCTATGAAGAAATGACTAGCCTTGCCTATGGAACACATGCAGCTTTGATTAAAAGAGGTATTCAGCCCAATAGTGCTGAGTATTTCAGACAGATAGATACGCGCCTACGAAGCGCGTTTCCAGAATACGACTGGCAGGATAAAGGCGAATCATATAGCCGTGACGCATCCGTGACTGCCGGTCAGCCCTCGTCGGTGGTGGCACCCTCCGCAAGGAGTAACGGTGCTAAACCGCGCAAAGTACGGCTAACGGCTACCCAACTCTCCCTCGCTAAGAGATTGGGTTTAACCCCGGAACAGTACGCGAGGCAACTCGCTAAGGAGACCTCGTAATGTCTGAAGAGCGCACCCCAAGAGAAAGTAAATCTCGTGAAAGTATTGAACGACCAAGTGATTCATGGAAGCCAGCTTCCATCTTGCCAGACCCAAAGCCGCAAGACGGCTATGTGTTTCGGTGGGTTAAGACTTCACTGTTAGGTCAGTCTGATAACACTCACGTTTCTAAGATGTTCAGAGAAGGATGGGAGCCTGTAAGGGCACAAGACCACCCAGAACTGATGCTTGAGTCTGATGTAGGCTCACGCTTTCAAGGAAACATTGAGGTCGGTGGTTTGTTGTTGTGTAAGGCTCCTGCGGAAACAATGGAGGCTAGAACACGACACTTCCAGCAAGCTGCTGAGAATCAGATGGCTTCGGTTGACAATAACTATCTCAGAGAAAACGATCCTAGAATGCCGATGCTCAATCCAGAGCGGAGCACTAGGACTACCTTTGGAAAAGGCTAACCCTTAGCAGGGGTTAGTTATTATTAACTAGGAGGCCAATTATGGCTACTTCTGCTGCCCCAACAGGTGCGGAACCAGTTGATACCTTGAGTGCGAGTGGCTCGTTTACCGGGAAGATTCGTCATATCAAGATTGCAAGTGGTTACGGCACCGCCATTTTTTACGGAGATTTCGTAAAACTGGTGTCTGATGGTGTTGTTGAAAAGGATACTGGCACTACAAGCGCCACTCCTGTAGGTGTTTTTGTAGGCTGTGCTTACACTGACCCTAGCACCAACCAAAAGACTTTCAACCAACAGTACCCAGCGTCTACTTCTGCAAGTGACATTGTGGCTTATGTGGTTGATGACCCCAACGTGTTGATGCGTATGCAAGGCGATGCGTCTCTCGCACAGACCACTTTAGGTAACAACACAGCGATTGTTCAAACCGCTGGTTCTACCTCTATTGGTCGAAGCAAGAACGCTGTTGACGCAAGCACTGCTGCAACAACAAACACACTCCCACTACGAATCATTGATTTTGTAGATGGGCCAACTAGTTCGGCTGGTGATAGCTTCACTGATGTAATCGTTAAATTTAACGTTGGTCATCAGTACGTTAACACCACTGGCGTATAGGAGGTTTAGGCAATGGCTATCTCAAGAGCGCAAATGCTTAAAGAACTCCTGCCGGGGCTTAATGCTCTTTTTGGTTTGGAGTATGAGAAGTACGAAGACGAGCACACTCTCATTTATGAGACTGAAAGCTCTGATCGTTCTTTCGAGGAAGAAGTGAAGTTGTCTGGCTTCGCTGCTGCCCCTGTGAAAGCAGAAGGCGCGGCTACCAGCTACGACTCCGCTCAAGAGTCTTACACCGCTCGGTACAATCACGAGACCATTTCGATGGGCTTTGCGATCACCGAGGAAGCGATGGAAGACAATTTGTACGATTCACTTTCTGCTCGTTACACCAAGGCGCTTTCTCGCGCTATGGCGTACACCAAGCAAGTGAAGGCGGCAAACTTGTTAAACAATGGCTTCACCAGTTTCCAATCTGGAGACGGTGTAACTCTGTTCAATGCTTCACATCCTTTGGTAAGCGGTGGGACTAACTCCAACCGTCCATCCACAGGTGCTGACCTGAACGAAACGTCACTGGAAAATGCGATCATTGAGATTGCTGCGTTCACCGATGAGCGTGGTCTTCTTATTGCAGCGCGTCCTCGCCGTTTGATCGTACCACCCGCTTTGATGTTTACAGCAGATCGTCTGCTTGAAACGACTCAGCGTGTTGCGACCAGCGACAACGACATCAATGCCATCCGCAACATGGGTGCGATCCCAGAAGGCTACGCAGTCAATCATTACCTGACTGACAGCAACGCTTTCTTCTTGATCACCGATGTGCCAAATGGCATGAAGCACTTCGAGCGTACTGCGCTTGAAACTTCAATGGATGGTGACTTCGATACTGGCAACGTGCGCTACAAGGCGCGTGAACGTTACAGCTTCGGCGTTTCTGATCCTCTGGGTATCTATGGATCACCCGGATCTAGCTAATAGCTAGGAAGAGTTTGGTGGCCCCTTCGGGGGCCGCCCTTTTTCCTGACCGAATGTTCCACGTGGAACACAAGGACTAACCCAGACAGGAGACCACAATGGGTACTACGACTTTCAATGGAGCCGTCCGCTCCGAAAATGGATTTAAGGTTGTTGCAAAAGATGCAACTTCTGGAGAAATAAGCACCTCCTTCACTCTAGATAGCTCTGGACTGCAAGCAGCCCCAGTGCTTCTGACTGACGCTGACCACAACATCTCTGCTGCGGATCACGGAAGCCGAGTGATTGTTGTTCCTGCGGTTACTGCCGATAGAACTTTAACGTTGCCATCGCCTGCGGCGGGTATCAGCTTTAAGTTTATCTATGGTGGCGCGGCTGAAGAGACAGAGAATCTGATCATCGACACCGGATCAACGGACAACTTCTTGCAAGGCGGCGTTGTTCATTTGGATTCAGATGCAGATAACACATCTGTTTACTCAGATGGGAACTCCAATCGCAAGCTGACTCTTACTGACTTTGGCATCTTCGAGATTAACATCATCGCCAAAGACTCAACGAGTTGGTACATTTGGGGCTATGCTGAAGGAGCCGATGCTCCAGCGTTTGCTGATTCCTAATAGGAGGTAGTCATGGCTGATGCAGTAGCAACACAAACCATTCAAGACAATGGTAGTACTGCGATATTCCGGTTCACAAATGTCAGTGATGGCAGTGGTGAATCGGCAGTAACAAAGATCGATGTTTCTGCATTGGCCGCTGACCCTGTTACGGGCGCGGCTTGCACCAAGGTATCGATTGAAAAGATCCAATACACCACCGTAGGGATGGGCGTAAAGATCTTATTCGACGCTTCTAGTGATGTCTTGGCTTGGCAGTTAAAGGCAGATGACGCTAGGACGTTTGATTTTACTGACTTCACAGGCATCCCTAACAACGCTGGCAGTGGCGTTACTGGAGACATCCAGTTCTCTACTGTTAGTGCTAGTTCGGGTAATGTGTACGTTATCGTTATGCAGGTAAGGAAGCACTTCTAGTGGCTGAAAAGAAGAAGTCTCGTGTAAATGAGGCTGGCAACTATACGAAGCCAGCCTTACGCAAGAGGCTGTTTAACTCTATCAAGGCAAGCGGCAAGGGCGGAAAACCGGGACAATGGTCGGCGCGTAAAGCTCAGATGTTAGCGAAGCGTTACAAAGAAGCTGGCGGAGGATATAAGAACTAATGCCTCTCAAGAAGTCGCAAAAATCGCTGAAGAAGTGGACGAAGCAAGAG